CATCAGATTTTGTTTTACCAAGATGCTTAAGTAGCTTTCTCCAGCCCAATTCGCACGGGCCACAATCGCGGATTTGATTGAGTGTTGTTTTCATTTGATGTCCTTCGCAGTGATAACGCCAGTCTTGCCATAAAGCTCGACTGACACAAGATCAGCGATTTCGCAGCGCCGTGCAACATCGAACACCATGCCGACTTGTGACAAATCGCCAATTTTCAGCATGGAAAGAATCTGATTCTTGTTGGCAAAGCAGATTTCGCTCAAATCGTATTCATCAAACGCATCAGTAAACCGCTTGATTGACTCTTGCACCTGCGCTTCAGTAGGTGGCGTGCCGTAGAACTGATCCAGCTCACGGTCTGTTGCGGATTCTTCGGGGTTCATTTTTGCTCACTTTCTTGCTGTGTCGTGTGTGCCAATTCGTCAGCGGCGCAGCATCCGCCGTTGTAGTCGCTTCCAATCTCTGTCCAATTAGCGCCACAATGGGCGCATACGCTGTATTGATCTGATTCAACCGATACGCTACCAACTTGGTCAACGTGGCGTTTAACGTCCTGCGCTATTTCCTCGCATCTTTCTCTGTATTGCGCCTGCCGATCATCCTCGCCGCTGCAAAACAATCCATCAGACGTTGACATAAACCCAAAGTCACCCAAGCGGCGCGGCTCAATCACGACTCGGTAATTATTTTGTTTTACGGTTTTCATGGCTTGCCTTTCGTTGTTGATGTGGTGTATATTAGTGCGCACTGGAATAAAAAGCAAGTAGGTGTTTCTACCTATATACAAAAATAAATTTAGCCCGACAATTTACGCATGCAAAGACACTCACCAGATCAAGTAGAGGCTATTCAAGCTATGTCCGTATATCGGCAAGCAACTGCAATGGCCCTTACTCAAGCTAACCCGCAAGACGTAGCCGCAGCAACCGCCGCGATACTTCAGGCGGCTTTTATCATGGCAACCGCTGGCCTTAGCGCAGAGCGTAGGGCCGGTCTTTTTCTGGAGGACAAATGAGCATCAAAACATATGAAGAACGCCTTGTCGGGCTACGTCCATTGCAGACATACGTGCCAGAGCATCTATTACGCGCAGAGATAGCCGAACTACGGGCGGCACTTGAGCGAAAAAATGATGATGCTGAGCGGTATCGGTGGCTGCGGAAGCAAGATTGGTTTGACAGTACCTTATGTGTTCTGCGCGACCCGAAAACAGTTCTAACACGAGGGCCACAGCTTGGTGCTGATTGCCCATCAGGAACTCGGCTTGACGCCGCCATCGACGCAGAGAGAACTAAATGAACTGGTCTGACGGCACCCCGCGCAGCACTGGCAACGCATTCGACACGCCAACACCAGAGCCTGAAACATACCAGCAGCGCCGCAACAGGCTACACCGCGAAGCCACAGCGATGCGCAAGGCCGCGAACAAGGTTATGCGCGTAAACCGCTGGATTGCGCCTGACACGAATAAGCAAGCATCCGCCGATAAAACGGCAAAACTGAAAGGCAAGCCATGAAGATTAGTGATTTCAAGCCAATTGCAACGATTGGCACAGGCCCCCTTGATTGGGAATACTTCGCAGAGGTTACAGTTACGACAAGGCCGTGGCTACTGTGGGAAAAGTCGGAGCGCAGGAAAGTGCATCGGAAGTATGCCGACTTTTGGCGCTTTGCAGATACTGGTAAATTTTGCCCTGATGAAGTTCATGAATTGATGGCTGCTTTCAATGCAACACAAAAGCTGAATCAGGGCATGAAAGGTAAGCCATGAAAACCCAACTCCAGCGCCTGGAAAAGCTACTGATCAAAGGCTGCACATCAATGGACATTATCCGCGTGTGCCGGACAACGACACCGAGCCGTCGCATTGCTGACCTGCGAGACAAAGGCTGGACGATCACTAAGGTGAAAGTGGCGGGCAAGAACTATCACGTATTTTTTGGGAAGGCTCCTAAAGCATGAAATCCATAGCCGGAACGCTTGCTGCCCCATTCCCTTGGTTTGGCGGCAAAGCTAACGCTATCGAAACCGTATGGCAGGCGCTTGGCGTGGTGGACAACTACGTGGAGCCATTCGCGGGAAGTGCGGCGATGATATTGGGCGCTCCAGAAGGTAAGCGTGTGGCGACGATTAATGATGCTGACGGATTTGTAGCTAACTTCTGGAGAGCCATTGCAAACGATCCTGAAGATGTGGCAGCGTGGGCCGATTGGCCTTGCAATGAGGTTGATTTATTGGCGCGTCATTCGTGGCTGGTGCGCCATGCCGCAGACCTGCTAGACGCATTGCACGGCGACCCTGAATACTACGATTCAAAAATAGCCGGTTGGTGGTGTTGGGGTGCATGTAATTGGATTGGTTCCGGCTGGTGCGGTGGTGAAGGCCCGTGGGTGCATAACGGTGGAACCATTGTTGACAGCCGCAAGCTACCTCACTTGGGTGATGCAGGGCAGGGCATTAACCGCAAGCTACCTCACTTGGGTGATGCAGGGCAGGGCATTAACCGCCAGCTACCTCACTTAAGTGCAGGGCGGGGAGACATGCACCCGCGCACTGAGTACATATTGGAATGGTTCACAAAGCTGCACGATGCTCTGCGCGATGTGCGCGTGACGTGTGGCGACTGGAGCCGCGTCGTTAAAGATTCCGTGACAACCCGCCACGGCCTGACTGCCGTCTTTCTTGACCCGCCATACACCAAGGGCGCAATGGACTACACGGCAAAAGGAACGGGCGGCGCAATGGCTGACGATGTTCGGGCTTGGTGTGTTTCAAATGGCGGCGACAAGATGCTGAGAATTGTTTTGTGCGGCCATGCTGGTGAACACGACGAACTACTAAAACACGGCTGGACAACGCGCAAGTGGACGGCCCGTAAAGGCTACGCCATCACCGATGAGGCTGTGGAGAACAGCGCCAGCGAAACGGTATGGTGCAGCCCACATTGCAAGCCTGAAATCAATGTGACAAATGATTTGTTTGCCATTTGATTTAGGCGTATAATGATAAGAATTAACGCTTGGTCGCGTATCTTGGGCAAGGCTTCACATGCATTCTGGCGGTGCCCACCGTTCGACCAACCCCGAAAGGGGAGAGTGCAGGTGAAGCCTTTTTTATTGGTTCTATGAAGTATTACCTTCATCACATAGGTGATTTTGACAGGGCCACACGGCACCTGAGCAGAATCGAGCGCAGCGTTTACAGCGACATGATCGACCTGTATTACGACACTGAGCAGCAATTACCCCTTGATGTAAGCCTGATTTGCCGCAAGATTCTCGCCCGTACCAACGAGGAGTCAACGGCCGTTGAACAGACGTTGAACGAATTCTTTACGAAAACTCCAACGGGCTGGTATCACGAACGCTGTGAAACCGTGATTGACGAGTACAAAGCCAATACAAGCCAAAAAGCACTTGCAGGACGCGCTTCAGCAGCCAAAAAAGCCCTAAAACGTCAACAGGCGTTGAACGGCGATTCAACGGGCGTTGAACGGACGTATAACGGCACTTCAACTAACCAAGAACCTAAAACCATTAACCTAAAACCAAGTTCAGTATCTAAAGATACTGCCGGTAAACCGGCAAAGATCACCGAACCGGATGAAATCATTTTTGGATACGGTTTGCCAATGCTGACAAACGCGGGGACGCCAGAAAAGCAGGCTAGATCGTTTCTAGGCGGATTGCGAAAACGCTGTGGTGACGACATCCTGATAAACAAACTTCGGGAGTGCGCCATACAAAAACCTTTGCAGCCGCTGGAATGGCTTGCCGCTGCTTTGCCTCCAAAAGCTACGATGAACGCACAGGAAAAGCTAGAAGCGGGTAATTCAGCGGTGCTGAAACGATTTATGGAGAAAGACAATGCACGACTCTGAAAAATACGATTGCCTTGCGATGGTGTCGAACATTCTTGATTACTACCGACAGCCGGTTAGCGAGTTCACCTTGTCCGTGTGGTGGGAAGGCTGCAAACCGTTCGAACTTGAGCAGGTATCCAAGGCACTGACAGCCCATGCAACAGACCCGGACAAAGGCCAGTTCGCGCCAAAAGTGGCAGACATCATCCGGCAGCTTGCAGGTACAAAGACAGACCGCAGCTTGATGGCATGGGGCCGTGTTCATGACGCAATGGGCCGTGTAGGGGCTTACCAAGATGTTGATTTTGGAGACTCAGCCATTCACGCGGCGATTCTTGACATGGGTGGATGGCCCAAGATGTGCCGTACCGAATTGACAGAACTTTCCTACCTGCAGCACCGATTCTGCGAAAGCTACAGGGCCTATCAAGCGCAGGGCGTGACAGATCAGCCCGCGTTGACTGGCGATAGAAGCCCGGATGAAATCTACCTGAAAAGCGGAATGAAGCCACCAGCGCCAATATGCGTAGGGACTGGAAAAGCTGCTCCTATCCCGCAAGCGATACGTGAGCAAATGGCAAAACTAACCAACATGGTGAAGCAATGACAAAAACCTACGCCACAATCCAGCTATTGCGCCACGGCCCGCTATCCATGCGCGAATTTATCGAGATAACCGGATGGACGCAAAAACAGGCCCGCCATGCGTTGCACCACCTGATTGACAATTGCGGCATCGTGGAACGCGTCAAACGTGGCGTGTACGGGCTGTATGACTGGAGCCACGAATTATGATCTGTAAACATGGAATCGACCTCAACCAGCCCTGCAGCCTCTGCGCTACATCAGCAAATACTGACGCAGCCACAGCGCGTACTCGATCACCTGACGTTCGTGAGCAAGTGGCAGGACGACTATGCGACGCGGGCAGCGGTCTATTACTCACGCATCAATCCGTACCAGCTAGCGACGATGCCGGACGATCTGACGCGGGAGATGCTGAAAAGGAAAGAAAATGAAATCATCCGTAGATGACCGCTATATGGCCCGCGTGTACCTTGCGCAGGCCAAAGCAACGAAACACCGCGCATGGGCCTTTACGCTACTTGCATGGGCTGCAAAACATCGGATGGCAAGCATGAAACAGCAGAGATCATTGCTATGAGAAAATCAATGTTCACCCTCAACGTAACAGCACCTAACGGCGATACATTCGCCCTAAGCCTGACTGACGACAACGATGTAGACGCCCTATGCGCTGCCGGGTTTGAAGTGTGCGAAGTGGTAGAAGTGATCGAGGTTGACGCATGGGTGATGGGCATATTGACCGGGATGAAAATGCAGTAGCTAAGTATGAACAAAATAACATTTCCTTGGCCGCATAAAGACCTAAACCCCAACAGTCGGGCTCATTGGCGCGTGACGGCAAAGCATAAGAAGGCACTGCGCATGGCGTGTTTTACGTTGGCTCATGAGGCAAAAGCTGCTGTGAATTGGGATGGCGACGTGCATTTGTGGATTGACTTTTACCCACCTGACAAACGGGCAAGAGATCAGGACAACATGCTCGCATCGTTCAAGGCTGGTTTCGACGGCTTGGCGGATGCGCTCAAGGTGAACGACAAGCGGTTTCGCCTGCACCCATATGTAAAAGATGAAATAGGCGGCATGGTGCGCGTAACGATTACAGACGGGTCTGCGCTTAGGGCAATAGGGGTACTTAAATCATGAAATGGCTAAAAGAATGGCGACTCAATAAGCTGCGTGAGCAGTTAGCTGGCGTTACTGCGGCTATTGAATCAGAATTGCACTTTTCTCAGGTAACGGGAAAATATCACCCGGCAATCATGGCGAATAACAATAAGGAGAAGGCCATTATTGAATACAAAATAAATAGGCTCATGGAAAAATTAGGGCAATAGGGGTGTTGAAGTGAAAAAAGTATTCATCCTAGCGCACGACCTAGCCCGTAAAAACGCCCTAGAGTTTGTCAAAACAGCGCCCGAGGGCTACAGCGTGACGATTGCAGAGCCTACCCGCAACCTAGAACAAAACGCGGCTCAGTGGCCTATTCTCCAAGCCTTCGCCGACCAACTGCAATGGCCGATCAATGGCCGGATGGAATGGCTACAGCCTGACGACTGGAAAGATATCCTGACTTGCGCATTCAAGCGTGAGCAGGTACGGGTGGCGATGGGCATGGACGGCGGAATGGTCATGCTAGGCCAGAGAACAAGCGGATTCAGCAAGAAAGAATTTAGCGATTGGCTGGAGTTTTTACACGCTACGGCGATAGACAGGGAAGTTATCTTAACCAAGGAGTAATAATGGAAACTGATGAGATCAAGGCATTTTTAGGCGTAGTTGGATTAATGGCATTACTTGGCGTCATTGGATATGGATGGATAGCCAATCTAATGAAGCTATGGGAAATGCTGGACGGGCCTGTAACCGGGATTATGATTGGCCGCGCTGTTGGCGTATTCATGGCGCCAATCGGCGTTATTCTCGGATTCATGTGACCCGCCCTAAATTCCAGTACATACGCAGCCCTGCCCTGCTAAAGGCTTGCCGCGAGATACCGTGCCAACATTGCGGAATCGAGGACGGTACGGTAGTGGCAGCGCATAGCAACGAATCAAGGCACGGCAAAGGTCGCGGAATCAAGGCAAGCGACGTTTACATCGCTGCTTTATGTGCGAAATGTCATACAAAAGTTGACTCCAGCTATTGCCTGACACAGCAAGAACGGACGAAAATATGGACTGACGCTCACCATAAAACCGTGCAAGAATTAACCAACCGTGGGCTATGGCCTGCATAGGAAGACCATGAAACTACTCGCTATCCTCATTTTGCTATTCGCCACCCAAGCGCAAGCCACCCGACAGCACTGCGAACCAAAGCCACGCGAACCCGTGAGCAAGCCCGAGCCGAAAGCGCCTGATCGCGTGCAACGTGACCGCAGCGACCACGACAGGCCATGTGACCGCACTATCGGAGCGCCAGTCTGGTGTAGGGTGCTGAAATAAATGGCCCGTCCCATAGGAAACACCGTCCTTGCCGCCTGCGCAGTAGGCGAGCGATTGGACTGGTTTAGGTCAAGAGAACTCCGCAGCCCGCTGATTACAGGCCGCTATTACGACTTTTGCGTAAAAGCCGTATCGTTTGGCCTGATGGATTACGACGAAGCGACAAACAAATACAAGGTACGCCATAACTGGCGACAGCTACTCATTGAGCGCAACATGGTGCTGAAGAAGCCACCAGAGCCGGAACCAGACGAGGAAAAGCCATTGATGAGTAGCGAGCAAAAGCGTAAACTCGCACAGACAACCGTACAAAGCGCCCTAACGCACAGGACAGCGCTGGAAATGGCGTGGCGATGAAAACATGGCTACCATGCTTCACTAGAAGCGCAAGAAACCCGAATAGTTACGATCTCTACATTACCGAATTTAATCACGGCGATGGAAAGACAAAAGCTGAGGCTCTGGAATGGGCAAAGACAATCCGCAAAGCTGAGTTCAAGGGATATGTGCCACTAAAGCGGTAATATGCAATAATTGTGCCATCACGGATAACCCGAGGTAAGCATGGCAAATAAAATAGGCAAAGATACAGACGTGCCAAACAAAGGGCGCGGAAGGCCCAAGGGTGCGCTTAATCGCGTCACCAAGGGGGCTAAAGAAGCGATTGAGTACGCAGCATCAGGTCTGGGCGGTGGCGCCGCCCTGCTGACGTGGGCGAAGTCCGATAAACTCAACGAGCGCATATTCTGGGGCACGATTTACCCCAAGCTGCTACCGCTACAGGTAACGGGGGATGCTGATAGCCCTCTCATTGTGAATATCAAACGATACTCTGATGCCTGAGATTGTTCTGCCAAATGGGTGGAATCCACGTCCATATCAGCTAAAGGCGTGGAACTATCTAGAGAACGGCGGTAAGCACGCTGAATTAGTCTGGCATCGGCGCTCAGGTAAAGACGAGATTGCGCTTCATAGAACGGCCTGCGCTGCTTTTGAGCGGGTGGCAGGATATTGGCACATGCTGCCTGAGTACGGGCAAGCTAGAAAGGCCATATGGGACGCTGTAAACCCGCACACTGGAAAGCGAAGGATTGACGAGGCATTTCCCCATGAGCTGCGTAAAAGTACGCGCAATCAGGAAATGATGATTGAGTTTGTCAACGGATCAAATTGGCAGGTTGTTGGTTCTGACAGTTATAACAGCCTTGTCGGCTCAACTCCAGCTGGTATTGTCTATTCTGAGTGGGCGCTGGCAAATCCTTCAGCGCGGGCATATTTACGGCCAATCCTTGCAGAAAATGGCGGGTGGCAGGTATTCATTACGACGAGTCGCGGCCGAAACCACGCTCATAAAACGCTGGAAGCTGCCAGGAAAACACCCGGCGCAATGGCTCAAATCCTGACGGCACTGGATACGGGTGTTTTCACAGTAGAGCAATTGGAGGCCGAAAAACAGTCATATATCGCTGAGTTTGGCCACGACTACGGGCTATCCAAGTTTGAACAAGAATATATGTGCAGCTTTGACGCTGCCAACATCGGGGCTATTCTTGCCAGAGCTATCACCGAATTGGAGCGCAAAGGCAGGATTGGCGCCCATGTAGAGTTTGATCCTGATGGCGCACCAATCGAGATCAGCGCAGACATTGGACGCAGCGATACGGCAACATGGTACTTTTGGCAGCCAAAAATCGGCGGGTATTCAATCGTTGATTACGACGGCGGTTTCGGTATTGATGCTGATGACTGGTGCGATAGGCTGGCCGATAAGCTGCGCCAATACGAGTTAAAAGGCGGTAAAACAGCATTGGGGACCATATGGTTACCACATGACGCCAGAGCCAAGACATTTGCCGCAAAACATAGTGCTGTTGAGATATTCGTTAAGTACTTCGGCGCTGGTCGGGTCAAGATAACCCCCAACTCTAAGAAGGCTGACCGTATCAACGCAGCTAGAAAGATCATTCAAAGGGTGGAGTTTTCCGACAAATGCGAGCAGGGATTGGAAGGTTTGAGAGCTTGGGGATACGAATGGGATGATGAAAGAAAAATGTTTTCCAAGGAGCCAGAGCACAATTGGGCCTCTCACGATGGTGACGGATTCAGCTATGGATGCCTAATAATGAACGAAAGATACCCCAAAGAACCCGAAAAACCTGATATATTCCCCATAACCGGCCAAAATGGAAGAATTGTCACAGCTACCCTGGACGAGCTTTGGGATATGGCCCCCCGTAAGACCGAAAGGTATTAATGCTCGCTCCTATCGTTTCCGATCAAGTCGTTTTAACCAGCGCAGCCGATAACGCGGCTGATGCTGTGTTTAACTCGCTTCGATGTGAGAACGACGCAGCCCCACGAATCCGCGCCACGCTGGTTTCAGGCGCTTATGTGTGCAATGGCCTGAGTTTTGATGCTACAGGCAGACTGTTCTATGTTGACGCAACGGCAGGACTGCCGGCTAACACCACGTATTGCTCAGGGCTACCGATTACACCAACGGGAGCTTTGTGCATTTCCACCAACGCACCAGCCACATGGTCTAACGGCGTACCGTTCGTGACCAATGGCGCGGTTTCCGCAACGGTGACAGCATGAAATTTGTTAACGCATCGCATCATAATGCTCCAACTTTGGAATCTGTTGGAAAAGTGGAATATGTTGTCTTTACTAAGGGAAAAGAGCCTATTTCAACTAATGAATATGCCTTTTTCATTTACCCAAACGGCGCAAGAGTGACTATTTGTAAAGGACCATTTAATATTGATAGTTGCATGCTTGCTATTGGAAGTAGCATAGAAGAGGCTTGGGGTAAATGCGTTGCAAGGGATGAGCTTATGAAGCAATTCGGAGCGCATGTATGACCGACGAAATCAAGATTGACGCGGCAGGCGATTGGCTCGATAAGCTCAAAGTTTCCAAAAAGGAAGATGAGAAGTTTGTCAAGCGTGGTAAGAAAATCGTCCGCAGGTATCGTGATGAACGAACTGGCGGGGCCGACACGACCAAGCGTTACAACATTCTTTGGTCAAATATTCAGACCATGCTACCGGCTCTGTATGGCAAGACCCCACGCGCACAGGTTGAGCGGCGCTACAAAGATCAAGACCCCGTAGGCCGTACCGCATCAATCATTATTGAACGGGCGCTACAGTTTGAGATTGACCACTACGGCGACTTTGACGCATCCATTAAGGCAGCTGTGCTGGATAGGCTGTTGCCCGGACGCGGCACAACTTGGATACGATTCGAGTCTATTGACGTTGAATCACCAGAAACTGATATAGAACAAAAAGATACGCAATTAGAGCGGACATGCTCTGATTATGTGTATTGGGAAGATTTCCGTTGTTCACCAGCTCGGGTTTGGGATGAAGTGACATGGGTGGCGCGGCGTGTTTACTTGTCCCGCAAAGAGGGAACAGAGCGATTCGGTGAAGAGTTTGCTGACGTTCCACTGACGCATGAGCCAATCGGACTTGACGAGGACAAGAGCAAATCTCAAGACGACGCCAATAAAAAGGCGCAAGTGTGGGAGATATGGGACAAATCCAGTGAAACCGTCATATGGGTGGCTGAGGGTCATTCCAAGACGCTGGATGAAAAGGAAGACCCATACGGATTGGATGGCTTTTGGCCTTGTCCGAAGCCTTTATATGCAACTCAGTCAACTGATACGCTTGTCCCCGTCCCTGATTACGCGCTGTATCAGGATCAAGCCGACGAACTGGATAAGCTGACAAACCGCATTCATATGTTGGTTGAAGCGGTCAAAGTGGTTGGCGTGTACGATTCATCGCAGCCTGGCATTCAGCGGATGCTCAATGAAGGCGTGAACAATACCCTTATCCCAGTAGACAATTGGGCGGCTTTTGGTGAAAAAGGCGGGCTAAAGGGTACGGTTGACTTCATGCCGCTGGATTCTGTACTGATGGCGTTGCGTGAATGCTACGTTGCACGCGATCAGGCTAAACAGGTCATTTACGAGGTTACTGGCCTGTCCGACATTATCCGGGGGGCTAGTGTCGCAAGTGAAACAGCTACCGCACAGCAGATCAAGAGCCAATACGCCAGTCTTCGCCTGAAATCGCTACAGATTGACGTTGCCAAGTACGCCAGCGCCATTCTGCAAATCAAGGCGCAACTGATGTGCGATCTGTACTCACCTGAAACGCTGGTGAATATGTCCGGCATCATGGGGACGCAGGACGCGCAACACGTTCCGGCTGCGTTGCAATTGATTAAATCAGAGCCTGCCCGATCATTCCGCATCGAAGTCGCCTCTGATTCGCTAGTCGAGATGGATGAGCAGGCCGAAAAAGCCTCACGAATGGAGTTTCTACAGGCTGCGGGCGCATTCATGGAAAAAGCCCTGCCCGTGGCCCTGGCTGTGCCAGACATTACCCCGCTGATTGCTGAAATGCTGTTATTCGGGGTGCGTGCATTCAAGGGCGGCAGACCAATGGAGGC